TCATACATTGATTTAATATTATTTTCTACTATCAAATTCCTTACTATTCTATCATTTGAACCACCAGACTTACCGAAATTTGTTTCACGACAATCATAATGATCAGACAATAATTTAGAAAATCTTTCTGATTCAGGTAATTCAAGTTCTGCTCCTCTTGTCCAAGAACATCCATCAAAATAAATGCTTTTAGGTTTCACTGTTAAAAAATATCATCATTATTTATTGCCAAAATTCATCTAATACATCGAATACTCTATTAAGATAATCGTTAGCACCTTTACATTCCCATTCACCCTTTTCTCCTATCTCACACTTATAATGTAGCTCTCTTTTGAGTTGCATTAATTTACTGGTCATTGCAACTTTGTCTAGTCTACCGTTCATAATCGTTGTTGTATCAATATTAATTATAAAAGAACAAAAAAAAAGACCCCCTCAAGTGAGGAGGTCGGAACGTAATTATACTTATTACCTTACATAAGGTTTTGAACCTTAACTCTTCTGTAGTAACGGTTAGAACCAGCAGTGATTCTTCCAAGACCTTGAGTTGTACCTTCAGCGAATGGGTTTGATACCATACCGTATCTGGTTTTGAAACCAATCTTAGGTTGGAATGTATCCTGTCCAACTGCACGAACCATCTGTAATGGGACGTATGGGCAGTAGAATAATCCTGCGTCATAAGGTGAAGAACCTTTGTAACCCATAACGTAGTACTGATCAGCAGATAGGTTAGCAGCGAATGGGTCGATGTATACCTTGAATCTTCCGTTCAATGTACCTGCGAATGTGTTACCTGTATCGTCAACTGTTAAGTTAGCGTTTAGAGCAGGAGTGTAGTCTAGTTGACCTGCAGCAGCAAGTGCAGAAGCAACGTCAGCAGAACATAGGATAATGTTACCCTTTCCTCTACGAGTTTCCTGTGCGATTGCGTTTGCATCTCTTTCAAGTTGGAACATCATTCCCTTGAACTTCTCAACCATCCATCTTCCGTTTGAGTCAACGTCTAAGTCGAAGACACCTGTTGATGCAGTGTTTGTCTGTGCACCGGGTCTTGCAACCTTGTAGATTGTTCTGATGATTTCTCTGTTGATCTCAGCAAGTATCTCTGTTGAGAGGATATTTGCTAATTCTGCTTCTGCATCTAGACCGTGGATTGCCTTCAAGTCTTGAGCAAGTTCTAAACTGTACTCTGCCTTTAGTGCTCTTGATCTTGCTGCAACAGTAACCTTCTCGATGCTGAATGACATCTCGCGGAAGTCATTATTTGACGCATCTCCTAAAGATTCAAGTGCAGTTGAGTCAAAACCTTGACCAACGTTATAAGCGTTAGCAGATCCACCATTTAGGATAGATGGGTTTGTTCCATCTGTCGCAGGTGTTTGACCTTGTGCTGTTGTACCGAAACCAACGTCTGTTCCGCCGTCAGTTGTGTTGAGTACATAGTCACCCTGTGTCATAGATGCATCGCTATCTTGAGCAGAGAACGCTGAATCTGGTTCGTTGAAGAATGCCTCTCTTCCTGACTGTCCATCGTATCTGGTTCTCATCGCGAAGATAAGACCTGTTGGACCGTTCATTGGTTGTACGCCTGCTAAATCGTATGCCACCAAGTTAGGCATAGCACGACGTATAAGAGAGATTAGAACTGGGTCAAAACCTGCTACAGGTCCTGTCTCAGCTGATCCACCACTGAATCCGGGAGTTCCTGCGGACGCTCCACCGTTTCCTAATGATGTTGTAGGAGGTGCTTCTGTCAAGAATGCACGTTCCTCTCTTAAAAATCTTTCTTGGTTTTCTAGAAGTTGGGCGGTAACCGCTTTCCTGTGATTATCAGATATCTTATCAATACCTTCTGCCTCTAGGAGAGGTTGCCACTTCTTCTGTAGTTGAGAAGAATTAAACATGTTAGTTGCGTTTTAGTTAATTTACTGGTACTTAGTTAGTGCCTGAATGTATGACTCCATAGCAGGGGAATGTGCCTCTACTGGTGCATCTTCAGAGATAACTTCTTGTGAACTTGCCTCTGGTTTCTTAGGAGCGAAATATGTCTCTCTAAGAGTAGACAGTTTTTCACGATATTGTACTTCACTTTCAAACTCAACGCCTTCTGCTAGATTTGCAATCTTCTCTTTTTGAGATAGTGCAAGACCCTCACAGACTTCATCTAGGATGTTGTCGGAAACAGATGTTGCTAAACGCTTCGTTAATGAAACATTGCTCTCAATCTGTTCATTGAGTTTAGTCTCCATATCATCTAATTTTTCGACCATTGCCTCAAGTACATCATATTTTTCATCAGGGATGTTTACATAATGTTCTTCAAAGAGGTTCTTAAGACCGGTCATAAAGGACTCAGAGAGATCTCCTCTGATTCCTGATTCTAATTGAAGTGTGTTCTCAGTGAACCACTCATTTGCTACGTACTCTAGATACGAATCGATTCTCTCTGTAAGTTCCTGTTTAATAACAGCAACCTCTTCAACAAGTTTTTCATCGTACTGAGCAGACATCGCCTCTTTTGCTTCGGCGATTCTTGATTTTACAACTGCCTCGAAAACGGTAGTTGCTTTTGTTTTGAACTCGTCAGAGAGTTCTTCACCTTCAAGAAGTGCTTGAACGTCTTGTGTAAGATCGATCTCCTCTTCTTGTATCACATTTTCTACTTCCTCTTCCTGTTCCACTTCTTCGTTAGCACCACGACCGTAACCTGATGAGGTTATAGCAGCAGGACCGGGAAGAGTTGTTGCTCCAGCAGACCCTTTAGTCTGTGGATCACCCTGTTGGGCAAACTTAGCGGATGGAGTCTTCAACTTGTTAGAGTCGTCTGTAGACTTGGAATTCATAGGAGTAGGACCACCTAGATCCTCAACTGCACCTGCGTCTGGGACGTAGTTTGGTGCCTTTGGCATAGGATCGGCAGACTTAGCACCTTTCGTTACCTGATTTTCCATCTCATGTAGTTCGTTGTTTTCAGCCATTATGGTTCCGAATGTACTAGTTTTAGTGTTAATATTATTATTTATAAGTTAGATAAGAAGTCCGCGAAGAGACGCAACTTGTTTGCCTCTAGAATTTCGTTATCTACCAATTTATTTATAGAGTTCTTAACCTCATTGCAATGCTTTTCACGCAAAACGTTTCCTTCCCATACCCATTCTTTACCTTCCATGATGCCATCTACGAAAGCATCTGGTGCAGATGGGTCCGCTACTATATCAGCAGCAGTGGCAAGCATGAAGTCTTCACCAACGTGATTTACACCATCAACGTTCTTGATAGAACCCATACCACGACTGGAAACTCCGAGTTTTACTCCTTCAGAAAGAAGAGATTCCGCGATTTTTCCCATAGGTGTTGATAAGATTTGTGCCTTACCAATAAAGTTATTTCCTTCTTGAGTCAGAGAAACAATTTTATGAGATACACGATCCAAATTTATAGATGGACCGTCTGGATGACCCAACTCTCCTAGAGCACGACCTTTATCTGTAAAGTTTTGGTTATAACGAGATACCTCATTGACCATTGTCTCTAGTGGGTAAAATCTTTTATTACGATTCACCACCTCTGCTTGCAGAAATGGTCCCTGAATGTATAAATTTTTCTTTCCGTTTTTTTCCTCAGTTATAATTTCAACTGATTCAATTTCTTCTGCTATAAGTTTCATCCTAGTTGCACCTCGTTGATGTATAACTCACACCCACTTGCAGAAGAGGGTTTCAATATAGGAATAACTGATTTGAATAAAGTCGCAGTTCCAGTAAAGTCTGCTAGTGATGCTGTATTTGCATCAACTGTAATTGTAGTTTTATAATCGTTATATCTTTGCGATCCTACAACTTTTGTGACTTCAACATGCTTGATAGCAGTATTGTATCCACCAACTGCAGATCCAGTGAGTGTTACAAAATCTCCTTTAATAATTTTTGTGTCTCTGCTATCGACTTCTAGTATTGTTGGATTCCCTTTTGTGATTGCGACTATGGTTGAATTAGCAGGATGTGCATACCTAAGTATCTTGTCATCCTGTTTGTTCACATGAATCGAAGATACACCAACTGCTGATGTTGTTGTATTGCATACCCCAACCAAACCACCGCCTTTTGCAGCAGTAGCAGAACCGTGTAATAGTCCTGTCTTCACAATAAATGAATCACCAGTAACTGCTGTAGCATTATTACTACTCAAGATACCGAGGTCTGTCACCTGTTTTAATGGTTGAGTCATTCTACTTCTTGTGTTTCTGTTTCAGTTTCAGTTTCAGTTTCAAGTTCAGATTCAGTCTCTGGTGCTTCCTCTTCTGGTGCACCGAATAAAGAATTAGCAACCTGTGGTCTCATTTCATCAACTTTATCTGCTGCTTTCATTATCAAAAGATCTTTCACAGCGTCTTGCACCTCAGATGGTGAAGCACCATCGATCATCATATCAACTAATTCTGCTGATTCCATATTGAATTTTTATATAGTATATCTATTTATACTTATATTTTAGCTTTCTTTATATCAATGCCGGGTGGTTCCGTGCTGTTACCCTTTGTATCTGGGTCTTTTGCATTCTTTCCGAGATTAGTTGTCGCTCTGTCAACTTCCATTTGACCTTGTGCTATCATTTGCTGCGTTTCTAAAGGTACACCAACACCTGTTGCATTTTCTTCTTCCATTTCCTTATCCATTTCTATCATTTCTTCTTCAGTCTGACGTAAAATCTTACGCTTCACATAGTCACGAGAGTAGTAAGTTCCGATGTATGGTTCAATCTGAGTCATGAGATTGAGTCTCTCATTCATCAACTCAGTTTCTTTGAGTTCTGCAAAATGATTATCATAGAGATAGTCGAACTGAATATGTTCTGCCATCTTATTCCAATCTTCTGGTGTCACTATGTTTTTGAGAATTAATTGTGTCTTGAGAAGATCTAAAAATACACCACTAAATCTCTTTCTCAAGCGACCAACAAACTTACTGAACATAAGTTCGTCACGCAAAATTTCTGAAGATCTACCTAAATTGAATCCACCATCTGCACCTATTCTTGACTCAGGTACATTGAGTGAACGATATAGTTTTTTCTGGAAATATTCTACGTCTGTGAGTTCGCCTAAATTCTGACCACCGGGAAGTGTTGTGATCTCTGTTCCACGACCACCTTCTCTTCTTGGTAACCAGAAATCTTCAAGCATAGACATAAATTTTTTGTCATCCTTAATCTCTCCAGTGTTTGCATCATATACAAGTTTGTTTCTGTAACGACTCATTACATCACGCAAGTATTGTTCTGCTTTTACTTTTGGTAAGTTACCGACATCAATGTAAAATATTCTTCTTTCTGGTGCTCTTGATAATCTGTAGATAACAAGAGAGTCCTCAATCATACGTAACTGATTGAGTGCCTTGATTGACTTATGTAAATATGATAAACCAATGTGTTTGTTTCTATCTACTAAACCTGATGAGCAATATGTAATTGCATCTTTCGCAATCTTAACACCTTTACCTGCAATACTACCATACTTCTGTGCAGTTCCTTGTGGATAGTATGTGTAGAATTCTACAACCTTTGTATCTTCAGTGACAGACTCGCCTACAGATCCTGATGGTTTAACTTCGTATCTCTTGTCTTGATCCTTTGGTCTGATTCTCATCAACTTGATTTTCAATGGATCGATATATCTTACTTCTTCTAATCCTAATTCTGGTTTTTGAAGATCAATTACTTTGTGGTAGTAGAGTCTACCATCTACATACCAGTTTCTGAATATTTCGTGTGCCTTCTTATCAAATCCGATTAGATCTTTGATATACTTGAACTCGTCTCTTATTACATTCTTCAGACTTGAACTTGCATTTAGATTATCTAAATCTATTTCTACAGGAGAATCATTTAGGTCCGCAACAATCGCTTCATTGACAACATGTTCCACAGCAGTATCACACTCTGGGTGTAATGCCATGTTACGATATTTTCTAATGATGTCGAATTCTGTTCTGAATACTCCTTCAATATCTACATACTGACCGTAAAATCCTGAACTAAGATAATAGTCAGCACCATCCTCATTGTTTGGGGGGACGGGACTGACTACACCTTTCGACTTCTTTTCTTCATCGTCTATTGAGAATCCAAAAAGTTTTGCCATTATTATATTAGACTTATAGTAATCCTATTTATTATACCACAGATGGAGCACCTTGTCCATCAGCACCCTTATACGCTTCCCAGTACTGAACTTGAAGTGTAACTTGGAACTCTTCGATACCCTCTGTATCATAATTGAGTTCGATTGGTGTAACCTGACTTGGCCAACAACCTTGCATGTAATACCTTCTAAGAACTGGAAGTTTTGAATCACTATCGATTGCTTTACCTTCAGTAAACTTCGCTCTTCCAAGTTGGTTTACAATCCAGTTTACCTGATAGTCGCTAGGGTTAATAGTTCCTGATCCGTCAGATACTTTAGTGATAAAGTTTGCCCACTTCTCAAATGCTTCTCGAAGTTTGAAATCACCGTCGTTGATGACTGTGATAGTCCATGGGTCAAATCTTCTATCACCCGCGACCTTAAGTTGTCTACCTCTAAACGGAACTACAACTTCTGCGATGTTTGATGCAGGAAGTTGTGCTCCCTTGATCATCATTCTAAAAGTTGTATCACCTATCTCAGGAAAGATATCTTCTGTAGGAAATGCCATCTCAACCTCAAAAAGATTGGGACGAGCACCACCTTGAATCAATCTTGCCTTGAAATCATCAATTGTTCTAGTATTGTTGGCTACTGAAAAAATGTTCTTATCCATTTGTTATACCTCCTAAACTGTGCCTACAACTTCACTGAAGGAAACTCCAGTTCTTGTTGCGACGAATGTTAGTCCTATGAAGTTAATCGACCTTGCTGGCTTCAGGAATATGTCTGCCACAAACTCATTGCGGTCAATAACATCTGGTGTGTTGTTTGTTTCATCACAAACAAGTAAGAAGTCTGTGACTCCTCGTTTAGTTTGAACATCTCTTAGAAATGGTTCAACAATGTTGACAAAGTTTGATCTTGTGCCTGCATCGTTAAGTTCAAAGAGTTGAGCATTTGCTGCTGCTTCAATCGCTTTTTCTACTGTGATGAATAATCTTCTGACGTTGATGCGATCAAATGCACTGCTAAATGCAAGTGCAGTCTTATCACCAAAGAGAGTAATTCCAGATCCGGGTAATGAGACAACTGGGTTGATTCTTTGTGAATACAACTGATCTCTATCTTCTTGTCCGGGATTGTATGATAGTTTCACTGCATGTGCAAGTGAACCTCTTGATGTTCCTGCGGGTGAGAACCATGGGAATTGATTGACATCTGTTCTAACACAAAGTCCTGCGATGTCATTTGAAAGTGGCATGTAATTGAACTTCTTGTTAAATCTATCATAGAAGTATTGATATCCACTATCGAATACAGCGTATGATGATGATGCTAATGGTGCGAAGAATGAGAGAACATTTGCTAGTTGATTCCCTGACGAACTTACATTTACAACTGAATCGCGATTAGGTGAGATAAAAGCAACACAATCTTTTCTTGATTCGCAGATTGATATAAGTTTTTGTGCTTTTGCTTGCTCTTCCGATACTGACTTAGATGCACCACCTTGTAGTAAAAATCTGATATCAGAATTTACTTTGTCTGACAATTTATCATAAGCATTAAGCACATCACCTAGATCAGCGTCATATACTCCAATGTGTCCATTGTAGTCTTTACCACCTTTTAATGTGTAACTCTTATTACCTATAAAGTTGAACTTGATGTCTTTAGCATCTTGTCCCCAAGCACCTTCTCCTGCTGAGAGAGGTGTGACTCCACTACCGAATCCACTTGCTAGTGGTTCTGTTTTATGGAAAGTGTCTGCAGCATTTACAGGAGATAAACCGGCAAAAATGTACTCAGACTTATTAGCAATGACGTTTTTGTAATATATGTCTTTGTTAGAAGATTCTTCAGCGTCTTGTGCCTTTGATAAATTGCTAAATTTTTCTAGTAATGATCCTGTGTTTCCTGTAATAGTGCCATCAGAATCAATAACAACGATGTTAATTGCATCATTGCTTCCATTTCTCTCCGAGACATATGAGTTTGTCTTTGGTTTTGGTAATACTGATCTCCACTTGATTGTGATAGCATCAGTTCCACCATCGGCTCTTCCAGTAGTGATGTTCTGCTGATTGTACCAATCTGATAGTACCGGTGATCCGGTAAGTTTCCATGGATCACTTACTGCTACTGATGAGATACCAATCGTAGTATGTTGACCGTCAGATCCTGTCTTGAACTCTAGTTGTGAGTTTTGTTGATATGTTGTTGCAGTTTCGACTCCTGCAATAACTGTTGATACAACCTTGACGTCAATGAAACTATTACCTACGCCAGTTATAATACCCTTCAGGTAATCATGAACTCCGGGTGATCCGGTTGTTCCTATACCAATGTTTACACCACTCAATGCTTGAGTTACAGCATAACCCACAGCAACAGGTTTAGTAGTATAAGAAGTTGTTCCTGTACCAACTACTGTTGTTAGAATACCAGAAATCCTTTGGTCTGCTGCGTTATCAATAACACATACCTTTAGGTTTTCTCCCCATGATCCGGGGTTCTTTGCTGCCCAATAGAAATTGGTCGAATTGATTTCATTATTATTATAATCATCGTAGTTTTCGATGACTAAAGTTGTGGTCGATGCTATTCCAACTCCTGCGTTGGCATTAACCATTTGTGATCCTGCAGCATTTCCACCACCGGCACGAACAACATCTAGTTGTCCTCCATAAGATAAAAAATTAGATGCAGCATACCAAGTTTCATAGTGATAGTCAGTTAGACCTACACCGGGACCTCCAAACTTGTCTATAAGTTCTTTTTCATTATTGATCCTGCAAATTTCATTTACAGGTCCTTTTTTGAATGGTCCGGCAATACCGGCAGCAACGTTAATGCTTGCATTTACGCCACCTCTGGTAAGGTCAACTTCTCTTACACTGATACCCGGAGATGATAGTCTGAGTGCCATGTAAAGTTCCTGTGATTCCCTACTGTTTGATATTAATATTTAGAAAAAAACACGCTTACAGAGGGGAAACAATGCATGAACCCTACCAATCTGGATACAATTCAGGTTTATTTTTTCTTCTCTTTGACTTGACTCTAATTTTTGTGCACTCTTTACACTCATAAGAATATGCAGATGGTGTAGTTCTATTATTTCTTGTTCTATAAAACTCACTCAACAAGTCTTTAGTGATACCACAAGTCCTACATTTTCTTTCAGCAAATACTAGATGATCTAGTGAAAAAGTATCTTCAAATTCCATTCCTACTGTCATAGGTCATGATCCACCAAATAACTACACCTACTGATACACAGAGTATGAATACCATCCATATGATTGACCAGACTATCATCTATAATCCCACATATAAGAACGATCACCATACTCATCAACTTTCCATACATCTCCTGATGAGTCAACAATTTCATTCTCTTCATCATTCAACCCATCTGTCATAAATCCAAAAGGTGCCATGTCTTGTTCGATTTGATTTTTTTGTTCTTCATAGATTCTTTTTCTGACATCATTGTCAGTCATCTCTTTGAAGTATTCCTGTGCAACCAACCATGCAAAGATAACTAGACACATAGCAAGGTCATCATTACAACCTTCTTCTGCTTCAAAAGATTGTCTCTTTTGCACGAACGTGGTCAACTCTGATATTATATCATAATCTAAAATTTGTAGTTTGTCTTCTTCAATCAGTGTCTTCAGGTTACTACAACCAACCTTCTTCACAGTAACACTCATCTTCACACCCAATTGAGTTTTCTTACCACTAAAACCTGTACCAACTATCTGACCAGACCTACCACGCATAGCACACATCAATACATTCTCATACTCTAGGTCATATTGTAATATACTTGCAACCTGATCACCAATATCATTTACTTCACATAATACAAATGCTTCATTGTATGCAAGTGCTACATCCATTATCACAGATGGAAAAAGCATAGGTTTGATTTCATTATCTTTATACTTAGCGACCACTCTATATGGAAACTCTGTGATATCAAACACTACAAAGGCACTGTAGTCCTTTGAGATACCTCTTGCCACATCCACGGTTATGATATAATCTCTTTTCTTGATAGGGGTCTCATATACCATTAGATGCCCGTTTGTCTGAACTGGATCATTATATGCCATCGCTTTCAGTTTAGATGGTGCAATCAATGTATCAACAGATCCTAAGAACTCACACTCAAACTCAACCTTGAACTGTGCTTCAGATGTGTTTGCTATTGTTTGTGCTTTCCACTTTGCATCCCTACCCGGAACTTCTGACCAGTGAACTTCAGTCGGCACATACTCATTCTTACCTCTTTCCGCATCATGCCACATTCGGTAGAAGTGATTCATACCTTTAGGAGTAGATACAATTATAATCTTTGTTGACTTACCAGATGATATTGTAGGATATACTGAACTAAAGAAGTCGTCTGCAATATGATTTGGTACGAATGCAAATTCGTCTAAGAATATAATATTGAAAGTCATACCTCGAACAGCAGCAGCAGATGTAGATGCTGCCATGATCTTAGAACCATTATCTAGATCCATAGATCCTTTGTTCCATGCAACAATACCTTGCTGCATCCACTTCGGTAAGTTTTCGTATGCAGTCTGCAATCTACCAAGCAAATCTCTTGCAGTTGCTGCCTTGTTTGTTCTTCTC